AATCTAGATATTCATCTTGAATTAAAGTAGAATTTATTAAATTTTCTGGATTTCCCTCAATACTTTCTACAACCAAATCAGTTGTAACTTGGAATTGTGCGTCTGAAGGTCTAAAGAGATATTCTTGAGGTCTAATAATGCTTGCATCTTCACCATAAAGAACTTTAAATAAAATTTCAAACGATTCATCAGTACCCTTACTTCTATAGAAATCTTTTGACTGCTTAATGAATAAAGAATTATTTAAATCCTTAGTTAAAGTTCTATTTTCAAATCCAGGAGTTAATTGATACTTAATTTTGAGTAAAAATTCTTTCAGAAATAAAGAACTCAAATTGGTAATAGTAGATCCAGCAGAATGATCTGCAGATTCTGATTTAGAAAATACTAATTGGTCTGGTTGATTTTGTGACTTATAAGAACTTATTCCACTAAATCCTCTTATACACCCAGTAAAAGAATTAAAAGTTTTTCCCGTATAAGTAATTACTTCATCATCAATTTTTAACAATCCATATTTTTCAGGAAACCCATTTGTTCCTGTTGATGTTAAAGATGTATCTACAAGAACAGTATTATCAAACGAAGAAATATTTTCAAGTAAAATAGCAGACTCTGCTTGACTGGTTATTTCATCAACTTTGATATATCTATCAATATTTTGAATTAAATCAATAGGAGCTCCTTGAAATTCTTGAGAACGATAGTATTGGGATAAAAATTCTGATACTAACGGAAACTCCTCCCTTACATAAGATGGAAGTTGATTGTTAACGATGTTGCTGAACTGAATTCTTTTCTCTAACATTTTTTTATGATCTTACTAAGTTCCCGTTTGCGTAACTTGAAGTTACAATATAGTTTGATGCTGAAGGGTCTAGACCCGAAGATATTTCATCCGTCACCATCTCAAATAAACTATTACTAATATCTAGTTGTAAATATAAATCCTGCAATCCAATAACATCATTGGATTTTGGAATAACTGAAATTTGAATAATTGATTGTCCATCTTTTATTTTTCCGGTAGAAAATATATTGATTGGATTTAATGTAATAATTCCAGTTTTGTATATAATATTTCCAACATTTCTTTTAACAATTGTTGGTGTTAAAGAATTTGTTGCAGGAAGAACAAATAAAAATAAAGATCCAGTTTCTCTGTTGGTATTTGGAACATCTGATAAGTATACTTCCTGTTGTACATCAGAAACTCTAAAAGGTGTGGTTTTAATATTAAACCCATTCATACTTTTAATATGAAATTCATTTCCAAAACCAATCTGATATTCTGCAAAAGTATTTAACACAACTCTTAAATCTCTTCTCATTTGAATAGTTGTTATATTAGATGTAACCGACTCATGACTATCATCAATAACTTTTAAAAATTTACTATATTTAAATCTTGCTCCATACTTATTCAGTTCCGTTGATTCTGCATATTTTGTAGTATTGTTTTGTATAATACTTGATACAAAGTCTGAACTTGGTGCAAGATTTGTATTATAATAAATTTTTGAGCTTATTTCAATATAAAGATATTTTAAATCTAAAATCTCAGGAACAATCCCTGCAACAGCATACTTTTTAAGTTTAAGTTTAATATTTTCTTTAATTAAATTTGGTAAAAAGTCTCCTGATCTTGGTTTAATACTTATAAAGACCTTTCCATACTGTGGTGGAATTAATTCTTCACCACCAAATACGGAAATAGATTCGGTTTCTGGATAAATTTTTGCAGGAATTAAAGTTTCATAATCATTTGCAGTAAGAGCTCTATTTTGTGATGCATAAATTCTTGGCGCATATTTCTTAATTGACTCAACCGATTCAATATTTTCTCCACCAGATGCAATTAATCCTGTGGTTAATAGAGAAATGCCAGAAGTAATTATATATTCTATAGAATTTCTATTATACGTAATTCTTCCGGCAAATGTAAATTGACTTATACCATTTGCACTATCACCATTTGAAGTAATATACCCAATTTCTATAAAGTTTCCTTCCTCAAGTTTTTTGCCAAAGATTCCATCTCCAAAAATAAGTTCATATCTTTCATCTTCAATCTCCTGTAAGAAGAAAATTTTAGATTCCTTATCAATATCAAAAAGACTATCTTGAAGACTATATTTTACTGATCGTGTAGACTGCTCATTATTTCTTACAATTACTGAAATTAAATCAGTATCAATACCACTATTGGGTAAAATAAATCTTTGATTTAAATTATTAGAACTAAAAGTGAAATTACTTGTTAGACGAGTTCCTTGATAAACTTCAAGATCTTCGAATGTTGCTATACCATTGAAGACTGGAACTGTAATATCTTCTAAAATACAGAACACAAAGGACTGATTACCAAAACTACCCGAGGTGCTTGCTACAGGTCCTTTACGGAGGGTTAGAGAGGATGGTGTGGGAGTTATATTAGAAGTATCTATAAAGAAACTTATTGTTGCTCTTGCTGCTTTTCTTGATCTAGGAATGTAACCAATATGTCTAGCAAGTGCTACTACATTTTCTCTCAGAGTGGCACTATCGATAAAGACTTCATTTGCCACCATATTGGCATTATATGAAGTAATATATGTGTTATATGCTAATACATCAATAATAGTTGACAGATTTGATCCTTCAAAATCATAATCTGTAAAGTTTGAATTAGATCTTAAATAATCTTTGAGAGTGACCTTTATTTGATCAAAATCTAGATTTGAAAAATTTACTAGGGGCATTTATCTGGTTGGTTGTAAAACAAACTCTAACTGTTGTGCTGGAATATCAACACCAACTACTCTGTAGATAATAATTACATCAAATGCTCCATTATCAAAATCAGGAATTGTTTGAACATCTATTAAACTAACTCTTGGTTCAAAATTATTAATTGAATTTCTGATTTCATCATTAATAATTGATGCTGAAATCTCATCAATATTTTCAAACAATGATCTACTCACTCTAGATCCAAAATTAGGATTGAAGAATTTTTCACCAGGAAGAGTAAATACAATGTTTCTTATCGAACGTGCAATTGCAGTTTCATTTTTAAGAGCAATTAGATCACTATTCAGAGGATTATTCTGAAAAGTCATACTAATGTCTCTAAAACCTTGACTTACCCTTTCTAAAGGCATTGATTATTACAATTCTATCTTATTTATCACCGATTTTTTGATTCATAAAGTGGTTCAGTACCATATTCCCAGTCATCATAGTCTTCATCATTGCGAATTTTCTCATGAATTTCATTTTGGACAACAAAATCATGTTTTTTGGGTGTTATATCATCATTTGCAATCTCTCTAAGCATTTTTTTCTGGTTGATTTCCATTGTTTTGCTCCTGATTAGTTGAATCAGAACTTTTTGCGGGGTTGCTATCCCGAATTTCTATAATTTCATACATAAAATCGTCAGAAGTCTCAATTTTGCGACGATTTTCGACAGTATATTCATTCAAATCAATTTCGTACCCTGGATTTTTGGTAATTCTATTTTTTATCCATGCATCATCGTACCATAAAATTTTATTATTTGGATATGCGTAGAAATTTCCATTATCCATTTTAAAAAAGTGAGCACATTTATGTTCTGGTGTCTCACTGAAGTTAGTATTCAGAGTTGATTTTGACTCCCAAGACCAATCAAGAGTAAAAAGATATACTCCTTCATTCTTTTCACCTTTATAATTAATTAATTCTGCTCTTAGACCTGATAATCTTGATCGAATCTGAACATCGATGTATGGTGAAAAGCAGTCCCACCACATACACTCTTCTAATTTTGGTATTGGCGCATCAGGTTTCCAACAAAGTGCATGAATAGGTCTTCGTGTCCAGTTAACCCCATTCTCTAGAAACGTCTCAAAGAGTGGTACGTGCTTCTCTAAGGATGCTACTGAATGCACATCACATAAAGTTACCTCACCATGACCTTTCTTATGATTATAGAGAAACTCATTGCGAATATAACATGTAAACGTAGGTAAATTATGATTTAAATATGACATTAACCTTTTAATAATAAAAAAACCAGAGATTTCTCCCTGGTTTATCTATATTACTTAACCTTTTCCTTGTCCTCTATATTTCTTTTGTTTTCCATTGCGAGAAGTTGCTGAAAGCAATGTACGAGCACTTCTCCCTTGACGAGTTTTCTTAGGTGTTCCTGATTCAAACACCGTCTTATTCATACCACCTTTAGATGCCATTAAAGCTCCTCCATTTCTAGTTCATTAGGATTAATATTTTCTCCAGAGAAATAACGCTCAGAGAATTCTTGAAGAATATCAGCACATTCTTCTGTGCTGATATTTGTATAAATCTTACGCCCTTTATATAAAAGATTGTAAAGTTTACTCATTAGATTATGCGAGTCTTTTCATGTCCCACACGAATCCGAGGGTCACACCAAATCTCAAAACCTTTCTCAATAGCATCAAGACAGAATGAGACATCTTCTCCGCACATATCTTGTACTGCACCTGACTCAAAGACTTGCATCTTAGGAGCAAACCAAGGATACTCAAGATTCTCAAAGACTCCTTTCTTAATCAGGACCCAACCAAATCCAGTGTAATCAACTGTAAAAGGCTTCTTGCGCTTGCTGATAG